TTGCAAGCTAAGGGTCCGCACTAAAAACCGCACCCCAACCTTGCAACGTTTAGAAACTCAGAAATTCCAATGGATGTGAATCTCTTCGCCGTCGATCTCCAGGTAGTCGATCAGCTCCCCAACGGCCGCCCGGATCGCATGCGAGTCACCCGTGGCCAGGATCGCGTCAAACACCTCGGCCAGCTCACGGACCCGGTCGACAGACACCTCCTGCTCTGCCACCTGCAGCGTCTGCAGCTCTGCCGTCAGCGCCTTCTTCTCCTCGGCCAGCGGCGTCACCTTCGCGCTGACCTCTTCCATCGGCATGTCGGACAAGCTGTACAGGTCCATCAGCTTTGAGATCTGACTGGACAGGGCCTTTATGCGGGCCTCAATCACGGCCTGCTTCTCCTTCGTATCGACCGACGTCCTCAGCCGCTCCACGTATCCTGGATCACTCTTCAGCTGCCGGATCTCATCATAGATGATGGCCTCCAGGCGGAAGTCCCTATAGTTCTTGTTCTTGCAGTTCGGGTCTTTGACCAGCTTCGGATCGCATCGGCACCGACTGAGGCAGGAATAATAGCTGCGCTCCTTCCCGCTGCGCCAAAGGTACTTTGCGCCGCAATGCTTGCACCAGATCAGGCCGCCCAGCGGGCTCGCGTATCGCTTCCCGGGCTTGTACCGCTCATTTTCCCGGGAGCGCTCCTCCAGGATCACCTGCACGGCGTCGTAGGTCTCCTGATCAATCAGCGGCGTGTGCAGGCCTGGATACCACTCGCCCGCGTGCTTGACGTCTCCGATGTAGGCGCGGCTGGCCAGTATGCCCCGCAGCGACTCCACGCGCCAGGTGCCCGTCTTTGTCCTGTAGCCTTTTTCATGGAAGCCCTTGACGATCTCCAGCAGCGGCACGCGCTGGGCGGCAAGGTCGAAGGCCTCCCGGATCTGTATGGCCTCGTAGGCGTTGATCTGCAGCACGCCGGACGCCTTGTCATAGTCGTAACCGGTCGGAGGCTGCCCGTGCCATTTTCCTTCTTTGGCCCGGCCGTTGCGGCCGTCGGCCATGCGCTCTTTGATCCGCTCGCGCTCCAGCTCAGCGAACACGGCCAAGATCCCAACCATGGCCCGGCCGAAGCTGGTGGACGTGTCGAAGGCCTCATTCCGGCTGACGAAGCTGACGTCCTTCTCACCGAAAACCTTCTGGATCATGTACAGCGTATCGTACAGCGACCGGCTCAGGCGGTCCAGCTTGTCCACCAGGACAATGTCCACCTCGCCGATGCTCGCGATCATCTCCTGGAGCGCTGGGCGGTCCATCGTGCCCCCGCTGTGACCCGGGTCAATGTAAACCTTGACGATCGTCCAGCCCATGGCCTCCGCGTACTTTATGAGCCGCTCCTGCTGCTCGCCGATGGAATAGCCCTCCTCGGCCTGCTCACGGGTCGAGACCCTGATGTAGATGTAGCATCTTTTTGTCATGATGTTCTCCCTCCATAGAACGCTTGTTCTGTTTTCATAATTTTGTCACTTTTTCCCCAAACTTCCCGCAAAGCTGTGTTCTACTATTGAGGAAGCCCCGGGGGAGGTGGAGATCCCGATGAAAAACGAGTTATTAGAATACATAGACAGAATGGACGAGTACCAGATCCGCTTCGTCCTGTCCTTCATCAAGAAGATGTTCTTCGGAGGCCGTTGAGGCCTTCTTTTTTTTGCCCTCAGCTACAAGCGACTACACAAAACTACAAACTTTGTAGCCCCCGCAACCCGTTGAAATTGCCGGCTTTGCGCCTTCCAAACTACAAAACTACAAACTTTTCATATAGAGATATGGAAAGGTTATAGCATGCACATAGGCGGGCGCGTGGCGTGCAGGCGTGATCGTGCGCACGTGCGCGCGAGAGTCTATAAGGATTTTTTGTAGTTTTTGTAGCTGAAACGCCGCAACCCGTTGAAATTACTGGCCTGGCGCCGCCTACAAACTTTGTAGCCCGGTTTGTAGTTTAGCCCTTTTTCACGGCCAGCGCGTCCGCCATGGCCCGCATGGCCCGCTGATCGGCGGCGTCCATGGCCAGGTACTTCTCAACCATGGCCAGGAGATCCTGGTCCTGCAGGATCGTGGCGGCCAGGTCGGCCAGGTCCTCGGGCTCCTTGTCCCAGCCCATCAGGTAGGCCGGCGTCGTGTGGAGCACGTCCGCGAAGAGCGAGATCTTCGACTGCGGGAGGTCAACCTTCCCGGCCTCGATCCTGGCGATGGTGCTGTGGTTTGAATAGTCCAGCGCAGCAGCCAGATCCCGCTGGGACATACCCATGGCGACCCGGCGCTCTTTGATCCTCTGACCTACCATAATTTTACCTATTGACATGTGATGCACCTCCTTCCTCATCATGATAGCACCGTGGTGCATAAAAAACAACAAAATTATTTGACTTTTTTTCAAAAACCCCTTGACTTTTTCGCATTGGTGCATATAATAGACCATGTGAGGTGCACAAGATGCACCAAAAGTCAAGCGAGACGACCTGGAGGAGGAAACCATGATGACTGCTGCCGAAATTAAGAAGCTCTACACCAAGACCAAGAAGGCCTACGAGAAGCGCACCGGTGAGAAGTACACTTGGGTCATGAACGCCGCGCAGCAGCGCAAGGGCACCGCCACCGTCTGCACCTCCATTGTGCTCGACTACGAAGCCCGGCTCCAAAGCGCTGAGAAGTATCTGGCCAGCTTCGAGAAGGACTGGGCCGAGCGGGTCGCCGACTACGCCAAGCGCGCGAAGAAGGAAGCATGGCAGAACGAGCACACCCCCGGCTGGTACTTCGGCAAGAACAACGACTTCTGGCAGAAGGTCATGCAGCCCGAGCATCTGGCGGAGGAGAAGGCGAAAGAGCTCCAGTACCGCATCACCCACCGCGACGAGGCGGCCAAGAACCTCGAAAAGTATGGCGACTACACCCGCTGCTACAAGAAAGCCATGGCCGAGGCGCAGGAGATGATCGACAGCCCCGAGATCCAGAGCTTCCTGCAGCAGATCGGTGGCACGGCCCAGATCGATGTCAAGCAGGGCAGCGGCTACGCGGAGATCCACATCCGCTTCCACTACCAGCCCGCCGCCTAAACTACAACGACGCCGGGCCCGGCGGCATAACCGGGTGAGAGGAGAGCATCATGAAGAAGTCCAAGCGCTGGCAGTATTACCAGCCCAACAAAAAGGATCTCAAGGATAAGTACGGAGACTGCGTCATCCGTGCCTTCAGCAAGGTGCTGGGCCTGTCCTGGGTCGAGACCTTCGACAAGCTGATCCCGTTTATGCGAGAGGAGCAGTGCCTCATCAACGGTCTGCCCCTTGACGTCAAGAAGCGGCTTTTCAAGAGCCTGGGCTTCTCCTATCACGGCGTCTCCGTCGCCAAGGGCACCAAGCGGCCCACGGTCGACAGCTTCGCCAAGGACCACCCGGCCGGCACCTACGTCCTGCGCGTGGCCCACCACCTCGTCGCGGTGGTCGACGGCCAGTACTTCGACACCTGGGACAGCGGGGGCTGCTGCTTGTATGGGTACTTCGAGAAGGAGGTGGCGAAGTGACCGCAGCCGAGAGGCTCCAGGCGGCCGGATACGACGACGTGCTGATCCTGGAGAATTACAGTTATGACGACGCCCTGGTCGGCGTTACCGAGGACGGCCGCGCCGTTTACGACTTCAACAAGATGGTGGCCTGGCTGGTCGAGACCGAAGGCTTCACAGAAGAGGCCGCCATCGAGTGGATCGAGTACAACACGATCCGGGCGCTGCCCTAACGTGGCGACGAGGCACCGATCATCATGTACCCGCTGAACGACTGAGAGGAGGACACACCATGAGCGAGTTGATGTACCAGATGGACGAGATCGCGCGCCGGGCCGCAAAGGAGCGGGAGCGCAAGCCGGACCTGTGGAGCAGGGTAGCCGAGATCGCCCTGGCCTTCATCCTGGCAGGCATCCTGGACCTGATCTGCTGCTGAAAGGAGGAGAGCATCATGAAGAGAGTCTACATCAAGAACAACGAACACAACTACCGGTACCCCGATGAGATGGAGCGGATCCTCGCCTACCTGGCCGAGAACGGCAGCCTGGCCGTGTCCGGGCCGGTGGTTGAGCAGATGTACCGCGACTTCAGCGAGGAGTGCTACTCGGCCGGCTGGATGGGCGCCACGCCCGAGATCCTGGAGGAGTTCGCCGACTGGCTGGCTGAGATCGAGATCTAACAAGAAAGGAGGAACCCCTGAGCATGACCAACGTTGAGCTGCTGGAGGCCAAGATCCAGGCCTCCGGCAAGAAGAAGAAGCACCTGGCAGAGAAGTGCGGCATGACCCCCAACGGCTTCCGCAACTGCTGCACCAACGTGACCGAGTTCCGCGCCAGTCACATCCAGGTGCTGTGCGAGGAGCTGGGCATCACTGACCTGGCCGAACGTCAAGCAATTTTTTTTGCTAAGGTGGTGCATTAAATGCACCAGGTCGAGCACATCCACAAGGACGGCACCATCGGCCGCCAGGCCAAGAAGGTGCCCGCCAAGATCAAGGCCAGGCTGGAGCAGATCCTGGCCGAAGCGAGACGGAAGCAGGCGCAAGCCTGACCGAATAGGAGGAGGACTACAACATGGAGATCAAACTGACTGCTGACAAGAAGCTGCTGGAGGCCCTGGACAAGCTGGCCAACGCCATCAAGACCTGCGTTGCAGCTGCGGGCTGCGCGAGCTTCGAGAAGGAGCTGGCAAAACTGGCCACCTACGAAACCGAGACCGCACAGCCGGCCGCTTTGGACCCGCTGACGGCCTTGCCGGTCGTGGACAAGGAAGAACCCGCCCAGCCCGAGAAGCCCGCAGAGGCGCCCTCTAAGCCCGCCCAGCGCGTGCCCAACCGCGAGGACGTGCAGCGCGTGGCCGTGACCAAGATCCAGAGCAAGCTGGGCGCGAAGGTGAAGGCCCTGATCGAGAAGCACGGCGGCACCCGCGTCAGCGACGTGCCCGAGGAGAACCTGGCCGCCTTCATGGCCGAGCTGGAGGCGCTGGCATGATCGACGAGAACAACCGCGGCGTTACCCATACCGCTGTCCGGGAAATGGGCACCGAAGAGCTGCTTGACAAGTTCGCGCATATGGCGCGTCTGCATCCTGCACGGACAACCCCGCAGACCGCGCGCTATTACTACGCACTCCGCGGCGAGATCCTGCGCCGCATGAAGAAAGGAGAGGCCAATGCCTAAGAAGATCGACCACAAGAGCAGGAGCCACGCCCTGCTGAGCGCTTCCGGCGCTGAGCTGTGGCTCAACTGCCCCGCGTCCGCCGTTGCTAATGAGCAGTACGAGGACGAGACCAGCGAGTACGCCCAGGAGGGCACCATCGCCCACGAGGTCGCCCAGGTCTACGCTGAGGCCTACCGCGACAAGACCGGCTGCAGCCAGCTGGACGCCAGCCTCAAGGAGCTGCGCGCCAAGTGGGGCGAGGCCATCACCGGCGAGATGATCGAGTGCGCTGAGGCCTACGCTGCATACATCCAGGAGCACGTCACCAGCGACGCCGCGGTGATCCTGCTGGAGCAGCGGCTGGACTTTTCGCCCTGGGTCCCGGAGGGCTTCGGCACCGGCGACTGCGTCATCATCGACAACGGCGTCCTGACGGTCATCGACTTCAAGTATGGCCAGGGCGTGGCCGTCGAGACCGAGGGCAACCCGCAGATGATGCTGTACGCCCTGGGCGCCATCAACGAGTACGGCTGCGTCTACGACTTCCAGGCCGTGCGCATGTCCATCTACCAGCCCCGGATCAACAACATCAGCGAGGCCCGCATGAGCGTGGCGGACCTGATGGACTGGGCCGAGACCATCGTCAAGCCCCGAGCGGCTGAGGCCTTCAGCGGCCAGGCCTGCTACCATGCCGGCCCGCACTGCAGGAAGTTCTGCAAGCACGCCGGCCGCTGCCCGGCCCTGACCGAGTTCTGCAGCGACTTCGTCGAGTCCCACGGCCTGCGCGTGGCTGTGCCCCACCTGACCGACGACCAGTACCTGGAGATCGTCCAGATGGAGCCTCTGCTCAAGATGTGGCTGGACCGCGTCACCCGCGCCGCCACCGATCAGATCCTCGGCGGCCAGCCTATCCCCGGCCTCAAGGTGGTGGAGGGCCGAAGCCTCCGCAAGTGGAACGACGAGGACCACGTCCTCGGCACGCTGCTGAATGCGGGCTATGAGGGCGACGACCTGACCGAGCCCGCGACCCTCAAGAGCGTGGCCGCCATGGAAAAGGCCATCGGCAAGAAGAAGGTGGCAGAGCTGGTCGGCGACCAGATCAGCAAGGCCCCCGGCAAGCCCACCCTGGTCTCTGCCAACGACAAGCGGCCGGACTACGACCCCGGCGCCGACTTCAAGGCGCTGGACTGAGTTGAACAAAAAAGCACCACTTGAGCCCGAAATTTGCGAGAAAATCGCAAAAACGGCAATCAAAACATCAAAAAGGAGATAAACAACCATGTCTGAGAAAATCGTTTTGAAAAATGTCCGCCTGAGCTACGAGCACATCTTCCGCGCTGACGCCATCGCCGACGGCTCCGAGCCGAAGTACAGCGCGACCTGGATCATCCCGAAGGACCACCCGCAGGTCAAGAGCGTCAAGGAGGCCCTGATCAAGGCCCTGGACGAGAAGTTCCCTGGCAAGCGTAAGCCTGGCGGCCCGTGGCCTTCCAACCTGCACAACCCCCTCAAGGACGGCGACGAAATGGCCGACGAGAATCCCGAGTACGCCGGCTGCTACGTCCTGCGCAGCGCCTCCAAGAACCGCCCCGTCGTCATGGGTCGCCGCAAGGAGGCCATTGTGGAAGAGGACGGCAAGATCTACTCCGGCTGCTACTGTAACGCCAGCCTGGCCGCTGCAGGCTTCGACGCCCAGGCCAAGAAGGGCGTGACCGTCTACCTCAACGGCGTGCAGTTCGACCACCACGGCGAGCGCCTGGCCGGTGCTGACGCTTCCAACGACTTCGAGGAGCTGGACGGCGACGAGGGTGAGGACTATGACAGCCTCCTGTAAGCTCCAGACGATCGTGCTGGACCTGGAGACCTACAGCAGCGCGGATCTGACGAAGACCGGCGTCTTCAAGTACGTCGAGGCGCCGGACTTCGAGATCCTGCTCATGTCCTACGCCGCCGACGGCGAGCCTGTGCAGATCTGGGACTTCACCCGGGACGGCACGCCGCCCTGGCTGGCCGAGCTGCTGGTCGACCCGAACGTTACCAAAGTGGCGCACAACTGCCAATTCGAGCGCGCCTGCCTCAACAAGGCCCTGGGCATCTATAGCCCGCCCGAGCAGTGGATCGACACCATGCACAAAGCCGCCATGAATGGGCTGCCCATGACGCTGGAGGCGGCAGGCGCCGCCCTCCAGCTGGAGCAGCAGAAGCTGGACACTGGCAAGGCTCTGATCCGCTACTTCTGCAAGCCCTGCGCACCGACCAAGACCAACGGCGGCCGGACGCGCAACCTGCCCGAGCATGCCCCTGAGAAGTGGGAAGAGTTCAAGGCCTACTGCCTCCGCGACACCGAGGCCGAGCGCGAGATCTACTGGCGCTTGATGTGGCCTGCGCCGACAAGTACAGAGCGCGAAGTCGAGAGCCTGGACGCCAGGATCAACGAGCGCGGCATCGGCATCGACCTGGACTTCGCCGCCAAGGCCATCGCCATGGACGACGCCTTCAAGGCTGAGCACCTGGAGCAGATGAAGCGCTTGACTGGCCTGGAGAACCCCAAGAGCGTGGCCCAGCTCAAGACCTGGCTCAGCACCCGCGGCCTTTACCCGTCCAGCCTGGACAAGAAGGCCCTGGCCGAGCTCCTGGACAAGGTGATCGACCCGACGACCAGACGCGTGCTGCAGCTCCGGCAGCTGCTGGGCAAGAGCAGCACGGCCAAGTACACGGCCATGCAGACGGCGACCTGCGAGGACGGCCGCATCCGCGGCACGCTTCAATACTACGGCGCCGGCCGCACCGGCCGCTGGGCTGGCCGCCTGCTGCAGGTCCAGAACCTACCGCAGAACCACCTGAAGCAGATCGAGCTGGTCCGCGACATCGTGAAGGCCGGCGACCTGGACGGCCTGGAGCTGGTCTACGACAACGTGCCCGACGTGCTGAGCCAGCTGATCCGCACGGCCATCGTGGCCAAGCCCGGGCACACCTTCCTGGTGGCCGACTACCACGCGATCGAGGCCGTGTGCATCGCCTTCCTGAGCGGCGAGAAGTGGCGCCTGGACGTTTTCTCCGGCGACGGCAAGATCTACGAGGCCAGCTACGCGCAGGCCTTCGGAGTGCCCAAGGAGAGCGTCAAAAAGGGCAGCCCCGAGCGCCAGAAAGGCAAGATCATGGAGCTGGCCCTGGGCTACGGCGGCGGCACGGCCGCCCTGCTGGCCTTCGGTGCTGACGAGCTGGGCCTGCAGCCCGATCAGCTCCAGGAGCTGGTAGACAAGTGGCGCGCGGCCTCCCCGACCATCACCCGCATGTGGAGGGCCTGCGAGAAGGCCGCCAAGGCCGCGATCCGCACACCTGGCCGGACCTTCAAGCTGGCCAACGGCTGCGCCTACCACCGCGACAAGGACGCCCTGCGGCTGATCCTCCCGAGCGGCCGGCGCCTGAGCTACTGGGGCGCATGGCTGGATGAAGACGGCAACATCTGCTTCTGGGGTCAAAACCAGAACACCCGGAAGTGGTCAAAGCGCGACGTGTGGGGCGGCCGCCTGGTGGAGAACATCGTGCAGGCCTTCGCCCGCGACATCCTGGCCGAGGCCATGCTGCGACTGGAGGCCGCCGGCCATCGGATCGTGTTCTCCGTCCACGACGAGGTCATCGTCGAGGCGCCGGTGGGCACTGACGTGCAGGAGATCCTGGACATCATGGCGCAGCCTGTGAGCTGGGCGCCCGACCTGGCCAACTACCTGCACGCCGACGGCTACGAAACACCATTCTATAAAAAGGACTGACGACAATGACAGAGATCGACAAAAACGCCATCATCGCCCTCAAGGTGAACCGGCACCGGCTGACCTGGCAGCAGTACCAGACGCTGCGCGGTCAAGTGCTGGCCGGCGACCCTGACGGCGCGATGAAGGGCCTGCAGCGGCTCTTGAGACGGGCAGGTGACGCACGATGAAGGTCAAGCACGACCGGCCGCTCAAGATCGCCCTGGGCACCGGCCGCAAGACGAAGAAGTGGAAAAACCGCACCCTGCAATGGTCCGAGCTCCTGGACAAGCTGGCCAAGTTCGTGGTCACCAACGAGACCGTGGCCCAGTACAAGGCCATGAGCCGAGACAGGCAGGCCGAGATCAAAGACGTGGGCGCCTTCGTGGGTGGCTACTGCAAGGAGGGCAACCGCAAGGACGTGACCTCCCGGTCGGTCCTGTGCCTGGACGCCGACTACGCAGACGCCGACCTCTGGCCGGACTGGCAGATGCTTTACGACTGCGCGTCGGCTGCCTACTCAACCCACAAGCACACCCTGGAGGCGCCGCGCATCCGCCTGGTGATCCCACTGGCCCGAGACGTGGACCCGGACGAGTACACCGCCATCGGCCGCCGCGTGGCTGCGGATCTGGGCATCGACAAGTTTGACGACACCACATACCAGCCTGAGCGCCTCATGTACTGGCCCAGCCGATCGACAGACGGCGAGGAGATCTTCCGGCACCAGGATGGCCCCATGCTGGACCCTGACGCCATCCTGGCCAGGTATGACGACTGGCATGACGTGAGCGCCTGGCCGGTGAGCAGCCGCGTGGCCGACATCGTGAAGAAGTCAGCCACCAAGCAGAAGGACCCGCTGGCCAAGCCTGGCCTGATCGGCGCCTTCTGCCGGACGTACAGCATCCAGGAGGCCATCGAGCGCTTTCTGCCCGAGGTCTACCTGCCATGCGACGACGGCCGCTACACCTACGCGGGCGGCTCTACGGCGGCGGGCGTCGTGGTCTACGAGGACAAGTTCATCTACAGCCACCACGCCACCGACCCGACCAGCAGCCAGCTGTGCAACGCCTGGGACATGGTCCGCATCCACCGCTTCGGTGAGATGGACGACAGCAAGGACCCCGACACCCCGACCATTAAGCTCCCGAGCTACAAGGCCATGGAGGAGCTGGCCATGGCAGACAAGACCGTCCGCGTGGCCGTGGTCAACGACCGCATCGGCGAGGCTGCTGCAGACTTCGACGACATGGGCGACCCGGTGGACCCGGACGCCTGGAAGGAGGATCTGGAGCTGACCGCCGAGGGCGGCATCCGCTCCACGATCGGCAACATCCGCCTGATCCTGGAGAACGATCCGGCCCTCAAGGGCTGCATCGGCTGGGACGAGATGGACATGCTGCACGCAGTCAGGCGCGACCTGCCCTGGCGCAAGGCCAGCGATCGGCGCGGCCGGACCTGGCTCAACAGCGACGACGCCAACCTGCGCCTCTACATGGAGCGCACCTACGGCATCACCGGCAAGGAGAAGATCCTGGACGGCGTGGACACCACGGCAATGGCCCACAGCTTCCACCCGGTCCGTGACTTCATCCTGTCCGCCGACTGGGACGGCGTGCCCCGCATCGAGACCCTGCTGATCCGTTACGTGGGCGCCGCGGACACGCTGTACGTCCGCACCGTCACCCGCAAGGCGCTGGTGGCGGCCGTGGCCCGCGTTTTCCAGCCGGGCATCAAATTCGACTACATGCTGACCATACAAGGCAAGCAGGGCCTGCGCAAGAGCTCCCTGATCCAGCGCCTGGCTGGCCCGTGGTTTAGCGACAGCTTCAAGACCGTGGACGGCAAGGAAGCCTACGAGCAGCTGCGCCGCGCCTGGATCATCGAGGTGGGCGAGCTGGCAGGCCTCAAGAAGGGCGAGGTCGAGGCGATCAAGCTCTTCATCACCAAGCAGGAGGACCAATACCGCCCGGCCTACGGCCGCCAGGTCGAGATCTTCCCGCGGCAGTGCATCTTCGTGGGCACGACCAACGAGACCGAGTTCCTGCGCGACGTCGAGAACCGCCGTTTCTGGGTCGTGGACACGCCTCACGCTGCGGACCGGGTAGACTTCAACCTGGAGCTGACAGACGCCGTGGTGGCCCAAATCTGGGCGGAGGCGTACCACTACTACAAGCAGGGCGAGCTGCTCTACCTGCCCGACGAGCTGGAGGCCGAGGCCCGCGTCATCCAGGAGGCCCACGCCGAGACCGACGACCGCACCGGCCTGGTCAAGGCCTACCTGGAGCGCCTGCTGCCGGAGGCCTGGGAGGACAAGGACCTTTTCGACCGGCGCGAGTGGCTGCAGGGCTCCAACGAGGGCAAGCGGCCCCGCGACAAGGTCTGCAGGATGGAGATCTGGTGCGAAGTATTCGGCAACCAGATGGGCAAGATCGACCGCTTCGAGGCCAAGGCCATCCACGCCATGCTGGAGGCCTGCGGCTGGCGCTACACGTCCCCGCGTGACTTCGGCCTGTACGGCAGCCAGAGGGCCTACGTCAAGATCGAGGCGGTGAAGCCATGACCAAACTGGAGAAAGACATCGAAAAAAAGCTGGTGGAAGCCGTCGAGGCCCTGGGCGGCCGGTGCATCAAGTGGACAAGCCCAGGCACCACCGGGCTGCCGGACAGGATCGTGCTCCTGCCCGGCGGCCGGATCGCCTTCGTGGAGCTCAAGCGCCCGCGAGGCAGCCGGAAGGGCTCGCTGCAGCCATACTGGCGGCGCGTGCTGCAGGGTCTGGGCTTCCTGCACTGGTGGGTCTACTCCGAGTACGACGTCGAAGCACTTCTGGAGAGAATGGAGGAAATGAGAACATGATGAGCCTGCAAGCCTTCGCCGAGCGCTGCGGCGGCCTGATCGAGCAGCGCACGCCCTTCATCGCCTACCGGCACGACCGGGGCTGCGCGCTGCTGATCCTGGACGCTGGCGAGCGCATCGAGTACACGATCAAGTACAAGTACCGCATGGACGGCAAGGAGCACAGCGCAACGGAGCGCACCACCGACGAAAAGCGGGTGCGGGAGCTGCTGCTCCACTACAACGGCGTCATGATCAGGGAAAGGGTCGTCCACAAGACGCCCCTGGCGGCCACCGTGGCCGGCTTCCGTCGGGCCATCGACAAGATGAAGAAGGACCGCCGCACCCAAGGGAGCCTGTGCACGGTCGAGTGCGACGGCCACGGCTACAGCATCGAGGGTGACGGCCTGGCTGACCTGATCGGGGCTATGGGCCTATGAGATACGCGCCCTACGCCTTCCAGCAGGAAGGCATCGACTGGATCACCAGCAAGCCGGCCTGCGCCCTGTTCTGGGGCATGGGCTGCGGCAAGACCGTGACCACGCTGACGGCCATCAACGAGCTGATCTACGACCGCCTGGAGGCCCGGAAGGTGCTGGTCATCGCCCCGAAGCGCGTGGCGCAGGACACCTGGGCCAAGGAGACGGCCAAATGGGACCACCTGCAGCACATCCGCATCAGCCGGGTCCTGGGCCCCATCAAGGAGCGCCTGGCGGCCCTGGAGGCGGAGGCCGACATCTACGTCATCAACCGCGAGAACGTGGTCTGGCTGGTCGAGCACTACGGCCCGCGCTGGCCCTTTGACACGGTCGTGATCGACGAGCTGAGCAGCTTCAAGAGCCACGCGGCCAAGCGCTTCAAGGCCCTGCGCCAGGTGCGCGGCCGCATCCGCCGCATCGTCGGCTTGACCGGCACGCCGGCACCCAACGGCCTGATCGACCTCTGGCCGCAGATCTACCTGCTGGACCAGGGCGAGCGCCTGGGCAGGACGGTGAGCAACTACCGCGCCAGCTACTTCGTCCCGGACAGATCCAACGGCCATATCGTTTACAGCTACAAGCTCCGGCCCGGCGCCGAGGAGTCCATCCACTACCGGATCGGCGACATCTGCATGAGCCTCAAAAAGGAGGACGTGCTGCAGCTGCCTGGCCAGATCTACGAGGACATCGAGCTGACGCCGCCCCCGGGCCTGCTCAAGGAGTACAAGCGCTTCGAGCGCGAGCGCATCATGGAGGCCATGGACGGCACCGGCGAGATCGTGGCCCTCAACGCGGCCAGCCTGACCGGCAAGCTGCTGCAGTTCGCCAACGGCGCCATCTACGACGAGAACGGCGACCCGCGCCGCATCCACGACGTCAAGCTGGACGCCCTGGAGGAGCTGATCGAGGCGGCCAACGGCGAGCCCGTCCTGGTGTTCTACGCCTTCAAGCACGACCGCGACCGCATCAAGGCCCGCATGGCCTGCCGGGAGCTGAGCTCGCCGGCAGACATCGACGACTGGAACCGCAGGGAGATCCCGGTCGCCGTCGCCCACCCGGCCAGCGTCGGCCACGG